GGCGGATCGGCCAGGCTCACATTGCCGGCGCCATTGTCGATCACCCCCTGCACTATCCCGCCATTGGCTCCGGTCAGCCAGCGCAAGGTCCCGAAGGCATAGGCCCCCGGCTCCAGCCCGGCCACGCTCGCCACCGCATCCTCGACCGCGCCGACAATGACCACCCGCCGCCGCCCGGCCAGATCGACGCGACATTGCCAGTCTCCCAGCATCGCCCGGCAATCGGGCGATGTGGACGGCGCGACAGAGGCCTTCAGCGCCGCCATCGCGCCCACCAGCTCCGCCGTAAAGGCCCCCGCCTTGCGCTTCACCGCGCCGATCTCGCCGCGCGCCAGCAGCAGCCAGAGATGGCCCGGCGTCTCCCACTCGGTCAGCCGCAACTCCAGCCCAGCGCCGTCCCAGCGCCCGGCCGCCAGATCCCCCTCGCTGATCGCATCCGCGACCAGCGCGCCTTCGACGTCGCTGTCCGCGCCATCGAAGCCAATCCCGCTCCGCACGGCGGACGGCGTCATCCCCGGCGCCGCACGATAGAGCATATGCCCGATCTCCAGATCGCGATCATGGCTCGTCAATCCGATCGTCACCCCGTCCCGCCGCTCGATCCGCCAGCAAAAGGCCAATGTCGCCAGCGGTTTCTCCAAAGCCTCCGTTCCGCTCATTCCCTGATCTCCACCAACGGCACCGAAGGCGCCTCGCCCGCCGCGAAGGTCGCCCGATTGATGTCCAGCCGGTCCTCGGCAAAGCGCACCGGCACATCGAAGCGGAAACCGGCGGTCAGCACCGCACCCTCGGCAGGCGCGGTGTCAAAGGCGATCATTCCCAGCCCGGCATGGCTCCAGCCGCCCACCATCTCGGCGCCATTCACCGCCACCCTGATGGTGCCCGCCACCGGCCGCGTGATCCGCCGCACCTGCGCCTCTTCGCCAGCACCGTAGAAGCGCTGCAACGGGAACGCCGTCCGCACCCCATCGCCCAGTCCCAGGCGCTGGTCCAGCGGCCCCGGCGCTTCCCCCATGCCGCAACTGCGATCGTCATAGGGATCGGTGAAGCGGAACCCCCGCGCCGCCCCCCGCCGCGCCCGGAAGAAGGCGATCAGCGCCGCCATGTCCGCCTCCGACCGCACGCCCGGCCCGGCATCGAAGGACAATCGCGCATCGGCCCAGTCGCTGCTCCGCCGCTCATGCCCCGAAACGCTCTCCACGACCTGCGTCGAAAAGGCGGGCGCCACGCTCGCCTCCCGCCCGATCGCCAGAGGAAAAGACACATCATCAAAGGCTTGCACATCTGTCTCCCCAGATAATCTGAAGCAGGTAAAGCCATCCCGCGCCACCTGTGGCAGCGCCCAGATGAAGGTCGCCGCCGTCCCCCGCCGCACCGCCGCATCCGCCGCCGCCGCGATCCCGCGCCATTGCGCGACGTCCTCGCCGCGCAGCACGAAGCCTGAAAGATAATGCTGCGCCTCGACCGGATAGCCCAGCCGCTCCACCGCCAGTTCGACACCCCGCGCCGTCAGCCGCTCGCGCCCCTGCGTCACCCAGTCATAATCTTCCAGTTGCAACACATCGAAGGCGGGGGACGCCCAGCCCAAGGGCATGTTCGCCCGCTTGGCTTCCGGCGCCAGCGGATCGAGCACGGTCGGCAGATAGGCCAGCAGATGCGTCACCGCCCCCGGCGCCACTCCCTTCACCCAGGCGCAGAGCGCCGCCGTGGAGGCCGCCAGCACTTCGCCCGCCCGGTCAAGCAACGCCTTCTGCCCGCCGCTCAACGTCCCCCGCACGTCCGGGATCGACACCAATGCCCCGCCAAAGGCCGTCCGCGCCGCATCGTCATACAGGCAGATGCGCCCATCCGCGGGCACCACCCACCACCAGGGCTCACCCACCTGAAAGCTGATCGGAATATCAGCCGCCAAGCCAATGGAAACAAAGGCCCCGGCTACCATCCGCAAATAGCTCATCGCGCCATCATGCGCCGGGGAGAGCAAGGTCGAAGGCGGCGACCAGCCCGTCAGCGCGGGCGTGCCATCCTCCGCCCTCTGCTTCCAGTCATTCCAGCAATGCGCGTCGAACAGCTCATAGGAGAGCGACCAGATCATCCCCAGCCCGAATGCCTTCGCCTGCCGCGCGAAATCCGCATGCCAGGCCGCGCAGGGCGCATTCAGCACGCCCCCGGCCAGGCTGATATAAAGTCCGCCACCCAGGGGTTCGAGCCGGAAGTAATGGCTCATCCCGACATAATGGTTGATGTCCCCGCGATAACCCAATGCATGGATCGATGCGACGATCCGCTCCGGCGTCTGGTTGAAGCAGTCGTCATAGCCGGTCGCCATCGACAGTCCATGTTCGGGCAGCACCACATCGCCCACACGCAGCACCGATCCGGCGCCGTCGCAGCGCATGTCCGAAAGCTCGCACCATCCCTCGACCCCGGCCGCGAGCGGCGTGCTCCCCGCATCATAGGTTGGCGCCGCGAGCGACAGGAACATCCTGTCCACATCGCCCGCCCACACCTCTTCCCCCTCACTCGGCAGGAATCCGCTCCTGATCGCGGAAAAATCCAGCGTGACAACAGCATCTTCCGGCCCACCACTCGCGTAGTTCCACAAGCGCACATACCAGGCCCGCGCATGGCCCGCCGCATCCCTCCCCTCGATCGTCAACGTCGGCCCATGCGTCTGGTCCAGCCGCCGCAGCCCGCCGCTGCGCCAGCGAAAGCGCAACACGCAGTCGCGAAAATCCCGATCCGTGTCATAGGCGAGCAGAGCATGGCTCCACCTGTCCTCCGCTTCCCAGATCAGCCCGGCCAGATCACCCGATCCGTAGAAGACCGCATCCACCCGCAGCGCATCGGACGCGGTCGTCACCACGCTGGCCATCATCGGCCGGGGAAAATTGACGGTCCAGTGCGTCGGTGCAAAACGCTTCATGAACCGCGTTTCCTGCCCCCGCCGCGCATCCGCCAGCCAATAGCCCAAGGCATTCATCCGTTTATCGCTCCCCTCACCGCGCGCGCCACCTGCCGCGCGCTGCGCGCCAGCAATCGGGCGCTGTCGGCACCCTGCCCCTGAACCGCGATGGAAACCCGCACGTCCCGGACGCTTCCGCCGCCCTGCCCGCCATTTGGCCCGCCATTGGCAACGACCTGCCCGCTCGTCGTCGGCACGAAGACCTCGGGTCCCCGCTCCCCCACGACATAGGCCCGCCCCGGCGCCACCGGCCCGCCGGTCGCCCGCCCCGGCAGACCCAGCGCCGACGCGGCCAGCCCGATCAGCCCGCCGTCCCCCCCGATGCTGTTCACCCCGGCCCGCAGGGCGCCGGCGGCAATGTCATCCAGCATGCGCAGCGCGACCACCTTCAATTCCTGAAACCCGAACGCCCCGGTGCGCACGGCCCGCAGCAAGCCCTGTTCGATCCGCCGTCCGGCTCGCTCCGCGCCCGCGGCCAAGGGCCCCTCCAGCGCCCCTCGCATGGCCTCCACATCCCGCGCAAAACCCTGCGTATCCGCCCGCACCCGCACGACCAGATTGTCGATTTCCTCGTCCATCCCACCCCCCAAACTCATCCTGAACCGCAATGCGCTCCTGCGCAGGCGGGAGCTCAGCCCGGCCGAGCTTCCCCTCGTTTCAAGCGGAAGATCGGCTCCCCCTTTCCGGCGCGATGCTCCCGGCGCCCGACATGCCTTCGTCCGGCATCCCGGCGCGCAGCCTTTCCAGCTCCGCCCGGTCCATCCCGCCGCGCGCCTCCTCCTCATCTCCACGCACCGCGCGCAACACGCTCTCCAGCTCGGTCGGCGTCGCCCGCCAGAACTCGTCCGGCCGCCAGCCCAGCAACCACCCCGCGACGCCTGCCAGTCGCGCCGCCATTTTGAAAAAGCTCATCGTCCCCCCAAAATCTGTGCCAATATTCCCCGCAGGACAGGCGTCAGCTTCGCCAGCCCGACCGCCACGATCGCCTCGCCCAGCGCATCGCGCGTCAGCCCCGCCGGCGGCTCCACCAGACAATGCCAGAACAGCCCCGCCATCTCGGCGAGCGACAGCTTCCCGTCGGCGGCTCGCTCCACCAGTGCGAACAGCGGCCCCAATTCCTCCTCGGCCGCCACCAGGGCCGCGAAGCTGGGCCGCAGGACCAGGCGCTCCCCGCCCAGTTCCAGAGCGGCCTCGCCCCTTGCGCCATTGGGCGCGCTCACAGCGACACCACCGGCCCGGAACTCTCCAGGCCCAGCGCATAGTTGCGCTCCCCATTATAATCCCCGGCATAATCGAGCCGCGTCACCAGGAAGCGCCCGCGCATCTTCTCGCCGCTTTCGAAGCTCAGCTCATAATCCTCGATTGTCCCGGCCAGCGCATGGTTGCGCAGCCGCACCTCCGCCGCGGATCCTGTGAATATGCCCGCCGCCGACACGCTGACGGATCGCACGCCCGCGCCGGACAGCAGCTCGCGCCAGCCGCCCGATTCTTTGTGCGTGACATTCACCGCCTCGCCATTGACGGACAGTTGCGTGGTCCGCATCCCCGCCACGGTCGCATAGGCCGCAGGCGCGCCCCCATCCCCTATTTTCAACAGAAACGCGCTTCCTTTTTCCACGCCCATGGCGCATTCTCCTCTAAGATAAACCGTGCAAGATTCGGGATTTGGAGAGAGGCCCCTATGTTCGTCACTGCCCCCCTGATGCTGTTGCTGGCCGCCGCTCCGCAGGGCGGCGTCGATGTCGGCACCGGCCGCAAGGATTATTCCCAGTGCCTGTCGAAACAGATCCAGCCCGCCATCGACAAGAAACTGTCGCTTGCCGATTTCCAGGCCACGCTGAAGAGCGAATGCGGCGCCAAGGAAACCGCCTTCCGCACCGCCATCGTCGCTGACGACAAATCCAGCGGCATGTCGGAAAAGGACGCCCAATCGGACGCCGACGACCAGATCAGCGAATATCGGGACAAGATCGTCGGGGAATATGAAGACTATTCGAAGCCGGGTGTCTAAGCCCGCGCTTCACCGTCGTCCCCGCGAAAGCGGGGACCCATCGCCCGCCCGGTCCTCCCCCGCAACGCTGGCGGGCCTATCGGCTACAGCCGCACCACCCGCACCCGATAATCCACCAGGGCCTGCCAC